TGCGCTTTACCACCTCCGCTTGCTCTGGATCGATGATGAGATTACCATCTGCATCCTTGGTGTAGCCGAGGAAGTGATTGTGATTTACCTGTACCTGGCCATTCTGGTAGCGAAACTGGAGTCCCAGCTTTACATTCTGGCTGAGGGATTGCGATTCCTGCTGAGCCAGGGAGGCCATAATCGTAATCAGGACCTCGCCCTTGGCATCCATTGTGTTGATAGCCTCCTTTTCAAAGAAGACGGGGATGTTCTTTTCCTTTAGCTTGCGGATGTATTTCAGGCAGTCCAGTGTGTTTCTGGCAAATCGGCTGATGGACTTGGTGATAATCATATCGATGTTTCCGGCTTCGCAGTCGTCAATCATACGGTTGAAGTCCTCACGTTTTTTGGTGTTGGTGCCGGAAATACCATCATCCGCGTAGATACCGGCAAATTCCCATTCCGGATTCTTTTGAATAAGTTCTGTATAATGCTCGACCTGAGCATCGTAGCTTGTAGCCTGCTCATCGCTGTCAGTACTGACTCTGCAATACGCTGCGACTCTAAGCTTTGGCTTTGCATCCTGCTGCCTGGCAGTGTTTCCGACCTGCCGTTTTGCAGGGATGACCATAACATTTCCCATTATTTGACCTCGCTTTCTATCAGGCTGTATAGGTATTCTGCTTGCCTGACCGGATTTTCATAATTCTCTGTAATGTCACCAAGTCGAAAGGCGGTAGGTGGCCTTTTTATGATTGGTGCAATATAGCGGTCGTTCCGTCCGAGCTGCGTAGAGCGCTTGCTAAGCTCCGCACTGGCGGCATCGAAGGATGCCGGATCAATGATGGCCGGGTAGAAGTCATCTCCGAGGTAATGCCTATTTAGCATCATGCGCTTGGCACCTGCATGGAGAAGGTCAAGCCCGGCTTCCTTCGCAGCATTGGTAAGGGATAGACCGCTTAAATAATTCTTGTAAAGGTCTCGAACCTGAGCGGCAGCAGCTTCATCTGTCACTGCCTTACCATTCTCGATCCGGTAACCGAAGGGTGTGTGTCCCATCAAATCATCTCCTTCAAAATAAGACCACAATGAAGTGCAAAGCCAATTTTCTGGCGGCTGTAAACCTCAATGTGATCCACGAATAGTTCAAATAATTCTTCACTGTATTCCAGCTGCATTTCCCCACGTTCGCAGAAGTGTAGCAGGCGCTCCGTCTCGTATACCTTTGTGGCATCCAGTGATTGGGAGCGATTTAGGAGCTCAATTTGGTTCCTATATTCGCCAGCCTGGGAGAGAAGTACATTATTTTCCTGGGTAAAAAGAATCTGGTCAATGTAGCCTTGTCCCATCAGCTTATGCAGGGTTTCTCGCTGTTCTGTGTTCTGCTCCAGCAATATTTCTAATTGTTGGATATTCAGAAGCGATGCATCGCCGGTGTTTTCCTGTAGCGCTTTCAAATAAGGCTTCAAGACCAGCTTGTGGCAGTAGACCAGCTTATTGATCATCGTGGTAAATGCCAGCTTCAAATCATCATCACGGATATAAAGCATAGAGCACCTGCTGGTGTCTTCCAGGTGAGTGTTGCACACCCAGGCTGCGTATTTCCCGTAGGTGCTGGAATGGATTCTCCTACGGAAGGTATTCCCGCATTCGCCGCAGATAATCTTGCTGGAAAAGGCATAGCGCTGTTGATACTTAGCATTTCCCTTCTTGATGCCTTTCTCACTTGCCCGCTGTTCAATCAAGGCTGCTGCGGCTTCAAAATCCTCATGGCTGATAATTGCTTCGTGGTGATCTGGCACATAGTACTGATCGAGGTGACCGTCATTTTTGTGACGATTAAAATTGCTGTCGGTATAGGTTTTCTGGAAAATGCAGTCACCGGTGTATTTTTCATTCCTGATGATGTCGCGAATACTGGTAGAGGTCCAGCGACCACCTTTCTTGGTAGGAACCTGTTCCTGGTTCAGCTCCTTGGCAATGGCCTCCGTGCCTTTCCCGGAAAGAAGCTCTCGAAAGATGCGTTTTACAATTTCAGCCTGCGCAGGATCTACAAGGATTTCTCCATCCTTCCAGCGGTAGCCGTATGGCACATAGCCAAGCTTATAGGTTCCATCCAGGAAGCGTTTCTTAATGCTCCACTTGTTATTTTCGGAAATCGAAGCAGATTCGCCTTCGGCCATAGAGCTTAGGATGGAAAGAAACAGCTCACTTTCCATCGAGCCGGTGTTGATATTTTCCTTTTCAAAATAGATCGGAATATCCAGTGACAGAAGCGTTCTTACTATCTCCAAGCAGTCTGTAGTATTTCGGGAGAGGCGGCTGATGGACTTGGTGATTACAAAGTCGATTTTCTTTGCTTTACAATCATCGATTAGTCGCAGGAGCATTGGCCTTTTATCAGCCTTGGTGCCGGTGATACCTTCGTCAAAGTAGAGCCCTGCAAAGGTCCAGTCATCACGGGAGGTGATGTAGTTTTTATAGTGCTCTTTCTGTGCATCCAGACTTTCGAGCTGTGCATCAGAATCCGTGGAAACGCGGCAGTAAGCAGCCACACGGAGCTTCTTTTTCGAAGTCTGCGAAGGTTGGAGTTTATCAATTTTGGTTACCTTCTTCATGGTGATTCACCTCCTTTGTCAGTGTATATACATCACTCTAAAGGCCACATATATCAAGTGATTCTGGGCATAATCTCGACGAACATCGGAGAGAATGTATCGCGGTTCAGTTGCGTCAATTTGTTGAATTCCACCAAGGAAATAAGTCCAGAGGAGAGCAGCGCTTCGCTGGCTCTTTGGGCCATGAAGTAGTCGTAATCCTGTTGAATTTCGATGGATGATATCGGTACGGCCTTTAGATGAGAAGCGATATCCGTTGCCTGTAATACTGCTTTTGTTTCTTTCTGCATGAAAAGTACCTCCAGTTTCAGTTCTTCACTTTCCACTGGAGATGAGCAGTCGATTTGAGCGGATAAAAATGACAAGGTGCATCAAGGTCTATGTATAAACTTCTTTATAGGCTATAAAAATAGGTCTATAGAAAAGTTAGGAAAGCACCATTGATACACCTTGCAGACAAAAAGAAAAAGGGCCTATAAGGACGCAAATCCACATAGACCCTGATGGTTATCCCAGTAATTCATTTACTTTTGCCTGTACAGCCGCATAATCATATCCGGCAGAAGTAAGGCGGTTCTTTCTGTCAGAGCCATTGCCCCAGTCACGGATGACCTCACGCGCGATTTCATCAATGGATTTGAGCGTTGAAACAGAGGCACCGGATTCTGTTGTGATGAAGGCATCAAAACCGGCAGTCTTGAGCTTTGCCATCATGTTGTCAGCATTGGTTTTCTCACGATAGGCGCCGACCTGAATCTTATAGAGCCCTCCGATCCGTACCATATAGGTATCAAAGCCAGCGGCCTTTACGTGGGCAAGCTGTGCATCAGCATTGGCCTTGCTCTTATAAGCTCCAACCTGTACATGATAAAGATGATCTGTGGCAGGAGAAGTATCTCCACCAAGATTTGCAGTAACCTTCGTAGCCAAATCTCCAAGTCTGGCATAGAGCCAGTTGCCTGGGCAGGATTTGTTGGCAAACCATCTGTGGACAGTGATCACCATCTCATCGGACTTTGGTGCATAATTCAGGGCCTTGTTCTTATCCCCAAACCATAAAAGCTTCTTCTTGCCATTACGCTTGCAGATGTCGGTACAGAGCAAGATAAGGGAAGCGTAGACTTTATCCTTCATCGCATAAGGCTCCGACATGTCAGAGGCACATTCGATGGTGATGGCTCTCTGATCATTGGTATTAGAAGAGGAGCACCAGCTCCGATTTTTTTCTTCAACACATAAGGAGATACGGCCGTCAGTGCCGATACCATAGTTGCAGGAGGCCTGACGAGAAGGGCTGGTAAAGCATCCGCAGATATTTTCCGCAGATAACTGACCGACCACGCAGTGTGGCGTGATACGGTCGATGGAATGGGTTCTCTGTCCGGAATGATTCGGACTGAGCTTGGTATAGGATACCAGGGAGCTGTTTGTATAAGCCATTTTATTTTTCCTCGCTTTCCGCTCTATCATGGAGCTGTTCTAATACAAGTTTGATTTTCTCCGGCACAGGCAGGCCAAGATGAGCTGCGTTCTCCAGAAGGCTCACACCTTCATTGGAGATGTAGAAGAAAATCACTGCGGTTCTTAGCACACTGCCTGTTCCGATCACCTGCACATCCAGCACATTGGCAATGCCCACAAGCAGGAAAATCAGCACCTTGCGACAGATGCCTTTAAAGCCGACCTCGCTGGAGAGGTTCTTGTCTGCAATGGCACACATCACCCCGGTGATGTAGTCGATCACCACAAAGGCAAGCAGTGCGTAGAGCAGACCGTCACAGCCGCCGAGGAAGTAGCCAAGCCATCCGCCGATACCTGCAAATACAAATTGAATCGTGTTCCAGAATTCTTTCATGATGTTGTTCCTCCTTTAAAAAAGCTCCTTGCACATTTTTCAGTGCAAAGAGCCTAACTATATTACAAATGTATACTTCTATACCGTCCAGTGAATGGACGATCCTCTTTCCGTGTTCTAGGCTATCTTCGAATACGGAGGGGTTTATAATGAACGCATTAGAAAATGTATATAATATTGGTTACCTCGATGGCAGAAACCATGTGTTGGCACTTATCGTACTTTGGAGCAAAAAGAAAAAGCCCGAAACGATTCTTCATACGCTCTCTAATAAAGAGACTCTTGAAGAAACACTCGAAGCCTTCGCCCCAGGGTTCTTTAATAACTATGATGCATGTTTGGGACCTATTGATTAGCGTAGATTTCCATTATTCCTCTGTAATGGTGTATGTGATTTTCATGGTCTTATCTGCGGTCTTGATGACCGGAGTGCCCAGGTTATTGATGGTGGCAAGGTAGGGAGTAATCAAGAACAGCTCCCGGTACAGATTGTAGACATTCGACCGAAAAATCCATTCGCGAAGTGCATATGTTTTATATCGTGCCATCTGATTTCGTCCCCAGGATGCGTAGCTTGCATCTGGCGTATCTCGTACATAGAGCTTTGGCTCGCCGTTCAGAAAATACCAGCCGTTGATCACGATGTCATCATCTACGATATAGGTCCACACGGTTGACGAGACATAGGTGATATTCGGTACCAGCTCAATGTTTGCCACATTGGTGGTATCAATGCGATACACCTGATTGCCCGTATAGCACATGAGCCATTTTCCGCTCATCCCCAAGCTGTAGAATTCACTGATGTCACTTGGAGCTACGATTTTCTGCGTAGTGCATTTATTGCCGTCAATACAGTCCATGTACCATTCGTAATTCTGGTGAGTGTAGTAGTCTGTGTTGCCGCTGGTATAACTGTACTTTCGGTTTGCTCGTCGAACTAGTCCATACCATTTTCCGTCAGCACCATGATACAGATAATTCCAGATATCTGAACTGCTGTTATATGGTTCCTCCGTTCCATCCTTCTGTCCTCCGATATAGTGGTAGTAGGAAGGGTAATGGTTCAGCTCAATCGTGGTTTCCTCATCGGCCTCCGTGGTCATTCTTGTCAGCGGCCGATCAACGAGCGCTGCATGAAGATAATCATCATGAATCTTTCGAAGCGTGGCCTCGGTGGAGTTATAATACGTTGTCATTTCCAAACGATATCCCTCACCGATATAAACGCGCTTGTTCCCACGCATGCAGTAAGGCTTATATTTATCCTGAACATTTGCTGACCAGGTTCCAATACGGACCATGTAGTTACCGGCATATTGTGTTCCTTTTCCGGCCAGCGTGTTGGATAGGCAGATAGCAGAAATCGTTCCATTCGCCTGTGAAGTAGCAAAGTCCCAGACAAAACGGTACCCGCCATCCACTTCCTTACTCTCGGTGAGGTTCCGACTGCCTCGCCGGATATCCTCTGTGTTATTGGCATCATCCGAGGCATAGCCGATCAGCGGATTATTCAGCGGAGCATAGATATTGTCTGTACGCTCCTCAAGTGCATTCTGATATAAAAGGATGCCGCCCATGATGTTTTTCTTAAGCGGCAGCATCCAATCATCTCCAGTGGAATTATTAAATGTGGTGCCGTTATAAAGCATTCCTTTAATGTTGCAGTTCAGAACATCCATCGCGGCTTCCGTCACCAGATTTGAGTCTTCGTAGTGCTCCTTTTTGCCGGTATGGACATCTGTAAGTTCGATTACACTTTTTCCTTTCAGCATCATTATTCCTCCGTATTCAGATAGTCGGTTGTGATAGATTTGAGATATCCGTCTGCACCGCTGATGATAAATCGATATTTTAGCTGTCCGGTAGTTGCTTTCTCCGCCCAGGAATCCACACTGATGGCTTCGAGAGCAGCCTTTGACATTCCGGATTTCTCCTCGGACAGCTTTGCCCACACAGCATTGATGCAGCTCCACCAGCTTATTCCGTCATCAAAGGAGACCGCAAACAACGCCTCGTCCGAGCAGTCCGCAGTTACCTTTTCAATGCCAAGAATCGTGGAATCTGACATATCGATGTTTTCGGAATAAAGCACCTGCGGAATTGGCACTCCTGTATAGCTTACCTTCATGTCTGGGAATAGATTCTCGGAATCATGCCAGTAAAGGATGGTTGGATCGTGAAGCGTGATGAGAAGCTTTCCATCCGGGATATCCTGTGTACCACGAGTTTCAAAAAGCTCTGCTGTGAGTTTGGTTTCTTCCAGTTTGATAAGAGCATTTTCTCCTACGGTATACAGTGCGCCATCGGCATCCGAAATGAGATACCTTCGGTTGTACGGATCAAGAAAAACAGGTGCATGATCCACATATTCAAAGCTGTTTCCGGCTTCATCCTTCGGTTTAAAAGAGAGGATCTTTCCGGTAAGAGCCGTAAAGGAAATCGTGCCATCACTGGTAACCAGACTGGAATCTGCCAGGTAACTACTGTTGGTTGTGATGGTGTCAAAGGAGACGCAGATTTCTCCAGTATCGAAAAGAATTGCATCCCAGACCATCCGAGTTGCTTCGTTTCGATTGCCGTGCACGGAGTAGCCTTCCCAGCGGATACGAAGGAACTTATAGGTTCCCCAGATCGTGCCTTCCTCTCTTCGAAGTGTCATAAGATCGGTATCCCTGCGGACGATTTTCAGATGCTCGGTATTCTCACCAAAGCCGATCCAGGAGTTACCACTGACATAAAGGGTAGAGGCTATTTTTCCTTTGTACTGAAACCAGTCAACGCCTTTCACGGTATCGGTGCCATCATCCTGCAGAGAATTATTTCTAAGGATCTCCATGTGCTCTGTGCTCTTTAAAAGATCCTCGATAGTTCCATAATCAAACATTGCTTACCTCCAGTTCTGTTATTTCGGTCATGTTCTGAAGCCCAAGTGAAAATGCGGCAAGTCGTCCCCGGTCGATCTCCTGGTCCTGACCAGAAATACGTGTACTGAAAGAATTCTTCAGCTTTACGGCACCATCTGTAATCTCAGTAAAGCTATTCAGCGGAAGGGCTGCAGCATACAAAACCTTCATGTTGATAAAAGGAAGTGTATCAAAGGGCAGAATTGCAAGGTCAGTCAGACTATCAAAGTTTCCCGTCGGAATCACAAGCTTCAGCATCCGACCACGATCAAGGCGGACATTGCTATTTCCAGAGAGTTCGTAGTCCTTACGAAGCTTGAATTCCTCATCATCAAGGACGTATTCCTTTTGGTAATGCATCTTCTTTTTATCAGCGGTTTCTACCACATCATGTACAATCGGTGCAAAGAGGCGAAGCGAGTCCTTCATGGACCGCATCGGCATTCCGGTTAAGGAGATAGATGCCACGTGGTCGTTTAATCCGGTCTTTTTCGGAGCAAGGAAATGTACCGTAACAGCGTCATGCAGCGTATGTGTTGGCATAGAGGAAAGAAGAATCTTCTTCAGGGTATCGTCTGCCGTGATCCGTCCATCCCAGCGTTCCTGCACACCAAGTCCCTGGCCGGTGATGGTCGCCATGATATTTTGTGCCTCGATATGCCCGGTTCCATTTTTCATGGAGATCAGCACTTCAAAGGTATGAAGCTGATTTGCCGTAAGGCCGATGATCGGGTAATAGAGCGTCAGGAGATGCTTGCCACTGAGCCAGGATTCCTTCGGGTGAAATTCCTCAACCTCATGACCATCCAGCACATAGAAAACGGAGAGTGCAGTTTTTCCGTCCTCGTTCCAGGAGAGTGGAAAGGAAATCACCTTCTTGTTTTCAACTTCGTTTCCCTCGTCATCTGTGGTTGTTCCGAGGTCAATGGTCGTTTCTGCAGTAAGCATTCGGGTATCAGGATTGCTTTCCACCTCCATGATCGCCTGAGCATGAAATTCCGCATTGGTCTCATCACCGGATGCAAACTCCATGTTGATGATGGACAGTTTTTCTTCTCCGGCATCCAGTGCCAGGGCATTGGTGAAGGTGTAGATGCTGAGCTTCGTTTCACCAATGGAGCTGATCAGGCCACTGATGTTTTTATCGTTCTTACTTTTTGCTGCAGCAAGCCTTGGATTTTTGCCGACGCATTTCACAGTTTGCTTTCCATTGATTTTCGTATAGATAGAAGTGATTGCAGATTGCTTGGTTTCATCTGCATGGCCGCCGGTAAAGCGAAGTACATCTCCCAGGTCCAGCGCAGGATTGCCGATGGTTTCTGAATCAAAGGGTACATACTCTACAGACGAAACCACATCGAGAATCGTGTTAATGATTCGTTTCCTCGTTTCTTCCAAGCCAAACTGCAGAAGCGGATTCACGCCAAGATTCATCGTCAGTCCATCATCCGGATCCTTCGCATAGTATTCCGCTGTTTCCGTCTTTTTGTTGGTGGAGCTGACCGCTGTATAGCGAGTAACGAAATCGGAAAAGCTGCTGCTGAACCGGTGACGAATATCAATGGTCATGACTGGCGTGCTCCCGTAAGAGGTCAGAGAAAGCTTTCCATAACGATCAATGACTGCAAAGCAGCCAAGCGTCTGGGCAAGGTAATAGAGAAAATCACGCCACGATTCGATGTCATTATCCTGATAGATACCAAGCAGCTCCGTGCCATTCGGCAGGGCTTCGATTTCTTCCTTTGTTTGCGCAAGCTCCACATGACAGGCCTTCGATAACAGAGAAAGAAATTCATATGGAGTTGCACTGGAAAGGCCTTTATTAAAGGATTTATCCAGGTTCAGCATTCCATCATAGGCTTTCAGCTCCAGTGTTTTGATACGGCGATTGGCTTCGGCCACATAGAATACTCCCATCGGAATGCTCTCTGTACTGCCATCGTCAAGCAGCAGATGGAACCAGAGCTTGATTTCTGCGCCGTCCAGGGTGTATCGGTCGATATTACAGAACAGGCTGATGCCAAGCTCTGCGGCATACACTGAGCCAAGCTCAATTTCAGAGTTTCCGCAGCACTGTCTTGAAATATATCCGCTGCCTTTTACGATATCCTCATTTTCAAATTCATAGGTTTTCTTATCACTGGTGGTGATCGTGCCGGTCCAGTAATATTTTCTTGTGTTGCTTTTGATTGCCTGCATAAAGGCATCCGATACTGGATACACAGTGTCACCTCCATTAAAATTCGTTCAGGGTAAAGCTCACTGTCCACAGTCCCTTATAGGATGTGTCCTTTTTGAGCTTCGCCTTGAATCCACTGATATACATTTCTGCTTCTTTTTGGGATAAATCCTCGGTATCAAAATATTGAACCGTCAGCTTTGGCAGCTTGGAATAGGCCGTCAGCTGCTTCAGCCATTTTGGGGATACAGAGAAAGAGACGGATATCTTCACAACACCCGTCCTTACGACATCCCGCTGCGTAGTACCTGCTTCAGTTTCACCGCTGGAATCCGCTTCAACATCGGAAAGATCGAGGTCATAGGAATCCGGCAGTGGGAGGGCAGTACCATTGAAATTCAAATATTGCATAAATGCCATCGTTACCGACCTCCGCTTCTGAGATTTGCCCTCTGCTGGGCATTGACAATGACTTCATCTAACATTGTGCCTCCAAGGTATACCGGAATTACGATGTCTCCTGACTGGCCAGTTACACCAGCGAGGCCTTCACGGATTGCTGCAGTGATACCAGAGAGGGTATCGGCTGTTCCGGCAGATGTAGTGGCTGTAGCAGTTTCCATTCTTCCAATCTGCGGGTTGATCACCATGTTTGCGGCTACTCCATCCATTGCCTTTGCCACAAGGCTTTTGCTCTGTTCAATTCCACGAGCAAGGCCTGCCATGAAGTCTGGCATCCAGGATTCATAATCAGTGAGTGGTCCTTCATCCGGTACGGAGAAGTGCAGTACGGAGCGAATCTTGTTTGCCACACCATTTACCGCATCGGTAACTGCGCCAACAGCCGACTTGATACCATTCACGATACCCATGATAAGGTCGCGTCCCCAACTGAATGCCTGAGAAGCAAGACCTTTGACGTAGCTGACGGCACGTTCAAAGCCAGAATGAATCACGTTATAAATCTGACCGATGATGCTGCCGACAGCAGACTTTACGCTATTCCAGATGGAAGAAACCGTGTTTTTAATGGTATTCATCACACTGGAGATGTAGCCGCTGATGCTGTTCCAGATACTTGTCACCACACCCCTGATGGCATTCAGCACGGACGTTACAACTGATTTGATAGCATTCCAGACCGTCGTAAAGATGGACTGGATCGTGGTCAACACCGTAGTTACCACAGTCTGAATGGCCGTCCAGATTGTCTGGAAAAAGCTCTGCAATGCAGTGAGAAGTGGAGTCAGGAAGGTAACGATGGCATTCCAGATTTCTTGTATTTTGGTACTAATCGCATCCATCGCCATGCCGATCAAGATTTGAATAGCCTGAAAGATGGTCTCAAATAGATATCGGAATGCTTCGAGCAGCGGGCCGAAAACTGACACAAATCCGTTCCAGATATTCGTGACTGTATCGACAATGCCCTGTACAATGCCGCCGACGGTCGTGCTGATTGCAGTCCAGATGGAAGAAGCAGTCGTAGCAATGCTCGTCCAAATACCGGAAAGAAACGTTGCAATTCCTGAGACGATGCTTCCAATCGTATCAGAGATTGCTTGCCACACCGTACCGGCAAGTGCTTTGATGTTCTCCCACAGGCCAGAAAGGAAGGTTCCGATTTCCGTCCAGTGTTCTTTGATCACAATGACAAGATTCGCCACCGCAAAGACAATCGCAGCCACCACGCCTGCAACCAGTGCCGGTGCGCCAAGAATAACCGCCCCAACAGCAGCAAGGGCAATGCCAACGCCCATCAGGATATCCTTTACTACGGAGAATCCGTTCTGGAACATATCGATGAAGTTCCTCACTGCGGTGACCGCTCCACCGATCACAAGACCAATGCCGGAGAATGCTTTCAGCACAGCGCTAATTCCGGAGGTCGCAGCACCGATTCCCTTGATGGCTCCCGTGACCGTATTCACGGCACCTGCAATCTTCGGTGCCATCGTCATGATAGAGCCGACTGCACTCATGATCTTTCCGACAAAGATAAGGACCGGTCCAAGAGCAGCTACAAGAAGTGCCACCACGAGGATGATCTGTTTTACCGGCTCCGGCAGCTTATTGAGAAAGTCAACAACTCCCTGCAGCACTGTTACTAGAGAACGGATCGCGGGCATCATGAGATCCGCAAAGGAAATGGCAAGCTCCTGAAGCTGCGATTTCAGAATCGTAAGCTGACCACTTAGGTTGTCCTGCATGGTTTCTGCCATCTTTTGTGACGTGCCATCACAGTTCTCGATCGCGCCTTCGAGCTTTGAAATGTCTCCCGGTGCGGAGTTCATAAGAGCAAGGAAGCCGGACATGGCATTCTTACCGACGAGTGCCTCTGCATTCGATGCTTTCTCAGAATCGGAGAGTTGCCCGAAGGCGGACCGGCAGTCTGCAAGTATTGCCGTGAGACTTCGCATTGATCCATCGGCATTAGTGGTTGCAATCGTCACATCTCCGATGGACTTGCCGGAGAGCTTCACCTCGCCAGTAAGGTTATTCATGATGGTACGAAGAGAGGTACCGGCCTGTGAAGATTTGATGCCAGCATTCGCCATAAGACCAATGGCCTCTGCGGTATCCTCTGCAGAAAATCCAAGCGCACCCGCAATCGGAGCACAGTATTTGAAGGTTTCACCCATCATGGACACATTTGTATTTGCGTTAGAGCTTGCCGCTGCAAGGATGTCCGCGAAATGCCCGGAGTCCTTGGCGGTGAGTCCAAATGCAGTCAGTGCATCGGTTAGGATATCCGATGTGGTGGCAAGATCTTCGCCGGATGCTGCAGCAAGATTCATTATGCCTTCGATACCATCCAGCATGTCGGAGGTTTTCCATCCGGCCATCGCCATGTAGTTCATGGCATCCGCAGCCTCGGATGCTGAGAACTTGGTTTTCGCACCCATCTCACGAGCCTTTGCACGGAGCTTGTCGAAGTCCTCTCCGGTTGCACCGGACACGGCGGCTACCTGGCTCATAGAAGAATCAAAATCGGAGGCTGTTTTTACAGCAGCAACGCCAAGAGCTGTAACTGCAGCAGAGGCAGGAAGGAGCTTTTCACCGGCGGAGGAAACCTTATCGCCTGCAGACTTCAGGTTTTCACCAGCAGTAGCAATCTTCTGCACAGCAGTGGCAGACTGATTTGCCTGTGTCTCCAGTTTTTTGAGATCTTCTTCTGTTTCGATGATCTCCCTCTGAAGAGCATCATACTGTTCTTTGGAAATGTCACCATTCGCAAGTGCCTGATTTGCCTGCTCTGCAGCAGTCTTGAGAGTAGCGAGCTTTTCCTTTGTTTCACTGACGGCACTGGAGAGG